TAAGTCTCTCGCATCGTGTCTATGACATTTGCTCTAACGGTCGGGTAGGCACCACGCAATAAAGCGTGCTGGAACGCCTTCCCTCGTTCGAGTAAACTCATAGTGGATGGCCCTGGTAGGTCCCCTCTACACGTGCCTGATGCACGCGCGAACACACCAAAGTTCAACATAGCCCTCCAATAACCTTCAGAATCACGCACTGGTGAATGTTTCAGAAATTGTAGGTCCTCAGGGAACTCAAGTGGCTCGACGCCAGTTACGATGTATCCAGCCGTTGCAGCAGCCCCAGCTATCAACTCAGGTCGTATCTGATCAAGGTCAGCAATGGCCATACAAATACTTATATTGGCTACATTGTTGATCGCTGTGGTTAGAGTACTCCCAGAGTAAAGCTTTGGTTCTCGTGGCAACAAATCGACAAACCGCTTCGGGTCAGTCCTGGATATTATTCGCAACTTGGATGCACATTGTGCAACTAATAAACGCATCTCATTCTTGAAAGGTTCAGGAGTTATATTGATGAGAGTGTCAAATAAAGCTCCGGTGTGTGATGCGTCACATGAAGATATATCTAAGTTATGGAAATACACTCTGCCATTATATCGATAGGATAAACAAGCATCGTCTGAAAAGTAGACAAAGTAGTATCTACCTGGTGGGTTGATTAGATTCATAAAGTGCTTGGCCATCTCTCCAGGATCTGGAGATTTACAAAATGCCATCACGCCACCTTTATAGCGAAAATTTTCAGATGATTGGGCACGTTTCATGTACTCAGTCACTCTAAATCCCCGCAAACTGGCAGCAACACCCAAATCTGCTATCATCCTAGGTTTCTTACCTGGTTTAGCCCACTCATCTCTCTTCATTTTCCACCGAACTCTCTTACCTCGCAACCACGTAGACGACAGATAACCTTCCCCTGAGTCAATCAACTCAGTCCAGGCTTCTTCTCTCAACACCTTTTTAGGGTGCGGGTCATGTACATGGGCCGCGACCTCTTCTGAGGCCACAATGTAGGCAGGAAAGTGTGATTTATACAACTCAGATAAACTTCCAAAAACTTGTGCGTGTGTTTGCAAAAAAGTGCGCTGATTTACGCGTAACAATTCGTGTACCCCAGGATTCCCAGGTTCGCGCTTCCCACATAAACGCCAAATGGCTTGTGCGACATTATTATCATTATCAGCATACATATCAAAAGCATGGGGTGCAGAAGGTCCGAATACTGTACGATAAGTGCAATCCAATGTATTCGGATTGCATTTGAAGTCAAGTACTCCCCTGTCAAAATATTGGTGCCCATGTGTGACAACAAACTCATCATTCCACACTCTCAACTCACGCAACTCACAGTTCACTGTCCCAACTCGGAAAGGGTCCCTCCACTCGGCGATAAAACGTGGTGACCCGATTCTTGAAAAGCCGGCCGAATGACCAGCTCAGTGGCAGCAGCAGTAGCAACATCCCGAAACATTCGTTGTTGTACATAATGCGATATGGTGTCATAGTATATCTCCTTTTGTCCAGGAGGCAATACAAACCGGTTGTAATCGGGATACTCAGGGGCTTTCGCCTCCACAGCTCGTCGAAATGATGCTACAACCTCTCGCGTGTTAGACTGACTCATACACCCAACTACTTTACGCACAGTCAAGGTTTGATCGGCCCATAACGTACGAAGCAATTCAGTGTACACTCGTGTCCTTCTAACATTTGAAAATGACATCCCTACCCTATGCACATTATCCCTCTCTCGAATGACCCGATGCGTTCGGGCTGGTCTCTTCAGGAATCTCCACTGCCATGTGCTCCCCTCAGTGTTTCGGACTTCCTCAACTTCTTGAATTTCAGTTAAGAGGTTGATAGTCGGTACTTTCTGTTCTTTAAATAGGGGCACATGTTGCCATATCCACCTCAACACCTGGTCTCGAAACCGTGTGGCCCCATCCAGTTCACCCCAGTTCATATACAAATTTACCTCCTCAGTTTCAGGTGCAGGACAATTTGGAATAAACAACGGTTGTGGATTCGGTGGGTTCAACACAGGCGCAATGGGTGGCGCTACTGGTGGCGGCGCAGGGACAAAATTGACAATACCAGGGACAAAAGGTTGCACAAAGGGACGCTGGACTGGCAGGGCAAGAGGAATTCCGCCCACTTGCTGAATTGGTGGCACATAGGGCGGAGGAACTTCTACTCTTGGAGCTTGATTCCGTCCCGCCTCAAACATTCCAGCGAATTCTCTGAAGGCCCATGTTTGTAAGGCCTCTTCTGGATCCGCCCAATCTATGCTATGCGCCAATTCAACCTGCTCATCATACCTTTTAACAGCCTCGTCAAAATCCAATCGCTGATTCAACAACACTAAGTCATTTCGCCCCTGAACTACCTGCCGGCACGGTTGACTTTCGTCAACTTCAGGTTCAAACAACCATCGCATCATCGCATCAACTTTCGGATCCCGACCCCCGGCTTGCACGTGGTTTCTAGCCTCTTCTAAAAACCCACCATCATCAGCTTCACCTTCAATTATGAGCGGTGCCTCAACTACCATTTTGTCATCAGCTTCCTCAACCATGGGAATCTCCTCCTCTCTAGCCTCATCAGCAATTGGAATTTCTTCTTCTGCTTCGGCAATAGGTGGTAGCTCCCAATGCGAAGTTTGTGTTTCGTGACAAACATAATAGCGTCGTCCGTCGGGTGTCTTCATCTCTTCCCACCCCCTCTGGACTCGTGCAACTGGCATCTCATTTCTCTCGGGTTCCACTAATGCTGGCATCTCCACATCTAGGTCATCTTGCGGTTCACTGGGTACGCCTTTCTCAAAGATCTCTCTAGCCCAATCAGCATAATTCTTCATGCTTCCTCGACTCCTGAGCAATTGACTGATGTCGTGGTAATGGTCAGCAATCTGGCACTCATTTACCAACATCATCTTGCAAATCTCGAATTTGGGCACTCCCTTCTTTGGTGTATCTGGCTTCTTCCTTTTTCCGAACCGCCGTCGGTGCCAATGACCGATGATGTGGCATTGCATGGCATAATCACACTGCACCGTCTGAACAAAACACTTCCCTGCAAAAGTCCCCTGTTGCCCGTTAATTTGTTTCCGGACAGGAGGGTCGGGGCTCTCAACTTTAGTGAAATCGCCAGAGTCCTCTCTCTTTGCAGCAGGTGTTTTCTCACGCAGATGGAGTTTGATAGCGGCAGTCGATGCCAGCATTTCCTCCTTGCTCATGGGTGGGTCAAACATGTCATCTGGTAACTCAACTTCTTTGAGCTTACCACAATGTGAGCATCCCCATGCCTTCTCCTCGTCGTCGAACCATTCAGCGTCACACTCATGTTTGCGCATCGGCTTCTGCAACCCTGGGCTCCGCCGGCGCACAGCAGCTCGATTGACTGGTGCGACTTTCGTCGGGACAGTCCTTCGACTGCGCACCTTCGTAGCAGGAGCGGCCAATGCAGATATGATAGTGACAGTGAAACTTCCCTCAGCTGAACTTGGATATGCAGGAGAATTGTCCAACTCAATCCGTGGTGGTACTTCCTCTGTCCCCGACCCATCATACTGCACCACGAAGACTGATATCACTTTTGTCGTTGTAGTCGCAGCAGTTGGGTAGGCAAAGCTTATGGCTGTTCCTCCATAGATTGGGAAATATGGCAGGCCATTCAGCCCGCCACCGAACGAGAAAGTCGGTGCAATGATCGATGCCGTACTCGTCCCCTCAGCGTAGTAAACACACAGCAACGTTGTGTTTATTGGGAGAGTGGGTGGTAACCACACCTTGTCTGTTTCAGCCGGATCAGTCATCAGTCCAATCGAGTTAATATTACTTGGATTATCCTCGTTCAGTGAGAAGGTTCCAAATGCACTCAGATTGACTAAATTGAGCTCACACATCTGAGCTGATTGATCGGCATTTGACAAAGGTTTTAGTAGTTTTACTTTATATGTCACCCGCCACTCACCTGCTTTATACGCAGAGGGAGCGCCATCTGTACCGATGTTGAGCCATCCAAGTTGATAGAAACTTGGATCTTCTCGAGCTTGTCCTGGTTGTCCAATCTTGTAATTCTTTAGTGTTGTCATCCCCGATGCACACTCAACGATGGTCGCCATGTTCAGGGACGGTTTCACTGAATCTCCATACAAACTGTTCTCAATCTCCTCCATCGATGTGGGAGGCAATGAGTCAACGTCATATGAGATACCAGCAGCTATCCGTCCCATCCCTGGGCTCGTTGATGTGTCTGATGTAGATGTACACCAATAGAACACAATACCCTCGAATACCACCTCTGTGTAATTCCGGGCAGTCTTTGACAAGACCGGAAAGGTTAGTGGACTACTGGCATCAATTGGATACCGTGAAAGCTGAAACTCTTCAGACATAGGGAAATTCGACACCATCGTCTCTGTGTTGCTCATCGTTATCACACGCTCCTCAGTCCCCCCCATTCGTGGGGTGCTGAGTTGTGGATCTTGAGCTCCAATCAACTTATTGTGTTTAACCCTTTGTCCTACAACTTTGTAGTCCCCCCCTCCGAACAAGCTCCGAATCCAAGCCTCGGCTTTGCCACCTAACCATCCACCGACACTCCGACCTATGCCTTCACCTGATATTGTGTAGTCACCACGTCCTTGGATCACACGTTGTTTCGGGTACTTAGCGGCATAAATGGGGTCAGCTTTCAGGAAGTTAGCCTGTTGCACCAATTTTCGGTTTCGCTCAACTTTTCGCGCAGCTCGCACAGCCTTCTTCTCTTCGGCTGGCATATCCTTGAACTTCTTTCTAGTAGGCTTTGGTGGTCCGTCTCCTTTGTGTGAACCAGCACCACAATCCCCGACCGTTTTCTTACCATCTCGATGTTGTATGTACTCATGGACACCTAATTGCATGTCCATCAGAAATTCACAATCACGGTAATCGACGTGGGGATATGTCTGGCGCATACCATAACCATACCACCTGTGGTCACAGGTGTCACAGGGTTCTTCTGGAAAATAAAGCTGCTTGCAACACCTCCAAAGAAGCCCGATAACGTGATGGTCGCACGCAGGCCTCTGTTCTGTAAGTATTGCATCCTGAATATTATGATCTACTTCAGGTGATTTGATGGCACGGTACGTACCATAATGTCCCAAGCTTAGCCATGTGACATATATTGACCGTCGGGTCCGACGATCAAATGCGGATGAAGTTCGCAACCGTAGGTACAACCACAGTCGCCGTAATATTTGTGCTATGGGGAAGCACTGGTTGATGACTTTCACCGTCGATCCAACCTTGAGCAGCTTAAGGATTTCATCAGGCTGCGTATCAGTTGCCACATCGTGGCAAGACCGCTCACACCTAATCACCCTAGGGCTCAGCTCGCTAGGCTCACTTCTTCTCTGGTCGTGACGTTCTGTCACATGCCGCCTAAAACACCCAGAGTCCCTTGCACCCTCAGCAAACACAATGGAAGTTGAAGCGCCACCCTCAACCACAATCTCCTGTACCACTGGCTCGTCCAGCCGGCACAGAAGCATTGAATCCAC